TCGATTAACGACAATTTGCTTGTTGTGCTTGCCGCCTATTAAATTGCTTGCCGTTGAATAGGAAAGTTCCTCAACGAGCTTGTCCAAGTCGGTTTCGGTTGTGGCGTGAAACGTAGTAAGCACAGTCTCGGTGTGGGCGTAAACGGCCCGCTTTGTTCCGGCCTCGGAAATAAACGTACAGGGCGCGGACATGGTTTTTACACCGTCATCCGTCAACGCCGATATGGTTCCTTGCGAAATAACGCAAAGATGCCTTGTTTTGTGAATGGCCCCCGTTGCCACCACGTCTGCCGGAATGGTCATTTCGCGGGCGTACATGCCATCTGCGAAATAATGGCGAAGGGGCAAATCTGTTTGCGGCATAGCGCAAAGCGCATCTTCGAGGGCAAAGACGGCGGCGTGACGATCGGTTTGAAGTGCGTGCATGTGTGCCTCTAGCTAAGGAAATTGGGTTTTTCTTGACTAGCGGCTTACTTCAGACGCGGTAGAACAGTACCACATAAAAACAACGGTGTCAAACTACATATCGCCCGGCTCTATTTCCAGTTGAAATGACGACGCTCTTAACGGCTGGTTTGCCGTATGGGTAAACTTTATCGTTCGGCGTCTGAATGACCCGCCACGGTAGATTTGCGGTCTGTCCAGCGATAAATCACAAGTCCCCCATGTTGCGGACGAAAGCCCGTCATCGTCCGAGTAAGAGACGGTAACGGGGTTGGTTGTTGAATACTTGTCGCCTATCAGGTCAATTGCGGAACAAAACTTAAACTGGTTTGTCCCCATGTCGAGTTCTGGCGTTTGAATAATCGTTGTGATTGCCGTTACAACCGCAGCCTGATCGGTGTCCTGATGGTCTGTGTCAGAAATTGCGTATACACCATTGGTCTTTCGGTCTTGCATGTAGGTAACTTGACCCAACCCCGAACGGTTAATTACACGCCACGGCAGCGTTCCGGTTAACACGCCGTCCGCGCCTGATGACCATACCGACCACTTGCCGCTGGATTTATTGTAGACAAGGGTTGTAAACGGTTCGTCCGCTAGGGTCAGGATATACAATTCCTGCCCACCCGTTTTCAGGGAAGCAGCAAAAACAGTCGCAAATGGGTTTGCATCCAATATGCGGTCAACGTCGTCAGTTGAAACCTTTTGGGGGGATAGCCCATTAAGCATCGAAACCGAACGCCTCAAACCGCCGTAGGTTGACACCCAAAACACCGTGTTACCCATTTCAACAACAGAATTAGCCGCGCCGCACCCTACCATCATGTTTGCGTTAAGCACGGGGGAAACGGAGTTGCCAATCGCCTTCCCGCTGGACTGGAAAAACATCGTAGAACCCACCTTGAACACCACAAGGTAGTTCTGGAACCTTGCAAGGCATACGGGGCTATCCCCTATGAAGTCAGCGCGAATGTAATCCAGTGCGGGCCATTTGGTCGGGTTGTTTATTTCTGAACCACGAATGTTTCCAAGCGTGTCCAAAACGTAAGCCCTACTATTTAGAATAGCCAAGCCCCTAACCGTTGACGACGGGAAGTTGGGGTCGGCTATCTTTGTGATCGAATTTGACGTGTAGTAGTGGGCGTCAGTGGTGTTCTTGAGCAACAGATATTGGCCGAGATTCATTTCGGCCTTTTGATACTGGTCGGTAACGGCTGCGGACGAGGGAATGGCCCACGATGTAGCGTAGTTAGTATCAAGCGCGGAGAAGTAGACCGCGTTGCTTTCGGGGTTCACGCTCCAAATAACATCCTGCGGGTATTGCGGGTAGCCCGCATAATTTAACGGCGGGCGAAATGTAACGGCGCGAATCTCCAAGCCCGCTGTCCACGGCGGGGTTGCCAATAGCGTCCAAGTAACACCGTCCGGCGTTGAGTAGACTTCTCGAATGTTTCCAGCACCAGAAGCATAGGCGACTGCGTATATCTTGTCTCCGAGAACCATAGCAGACTGGAATGTTTTGCCGGTGCCGCCTGAAAATCCTGTCGAGTAGACGTTCGCCCAAGTGTTTGCGTCAAAAGATTTCCACACCTGCGCGAAATAACCGCCAGCGTCATTGCCGCCGATACAGTAAATCGCACCCTTAAAAACAACAGCGGTAGTGCGCCTAGCCGTGAAACCAGCGGGAGGGGTGGAGTTCCTTGCCCAATTTTTCCCGTCCGCGCTCGATATTACCGTATTGGCAAAACTCAACACGCCCGTTGAGGGGTTAACTTCTTGCCCGCCAATCATTACAATGTTGTTGTTAAACGTTACCGTTGCGGCGTTAGTTCTGGCAAAAATACCACTTGCCACGCCCATATCTGCCGTGACCTGAATCCAATCTACTCCGTCAAAACTTTTCCAACAGTCGTTATAGTAAATCCCCAACGTTACGGCGGCGTCGCCGTTCATCATATATAGGGATTCACCGAGAACCGACAAGTGCGGACGCGACCTTCCTGACCCGCCCGATGCCGCGCCCCATTGTGCTGCGCTGGTAATGGTGTTCCAGCTAATCCCGTCAATGGTAGATGTAACTGCTGCTGAATACTTGGTTGAGGACGTGAGAAAACCGCCAATCGACATTATCTGATTTTTGAATACAATAACAGCAGCCGAGCCGTTGTTTGTTGACGGCAAAGGGGGGGATGGCGCAGTCGCCGTCACCCAAGTCCCCACGCTGGAAGATCCAAAGCCAATCGTCCCACCCGTGAGCCGATAAAGCGTATTTGCACCAATCGCAAAAAGAATCAGCGTTCCATTGATGCCGTAATTAAAAAGCCCCTGCCCCGAAGTAAGCGTTACCGCGCCGAAGGTGAACGCGGCAGTAAGAGCTGGCCTTTTGCACACATAGGGGTCGTTGGTTGTGGGGTCAAACTCAACGTATCCATTTTGGATATAAGCATCGCGCGAATACGAGCCGCCCGTCCGCGTGGACAACTCCGTAGCCAGCGGGTAGGGCTTAACAATTGAATTTCCCGCCTGACTAAATGCCACGGCCAGCCCCCATTTGTTGATCCACCGTAAACTGAACGTCGCCTTCCTCTCGGTTGAAGTCGGTCATTGCCTCGGTATAAGCACTTGCTCTTGCTTGAATCATCTGCACCTTTTGGAGATTCACGCTGTACGACATTGCTATTTCAGCAGCGAGCGCCCACTGCAACGCAAGGAACCACTCTTGGGGGAGTTCAAACTGAGTCGTCGTTGCGCCCGCGTCTTGCAGCGGGGCTTGGTAGGACAAATATATCCTCCATCCCGCGGTCGGTACGGGCCATAGGTACAGCGTGCCCTTGTTGTCCCACACGGTCGCAGCAACTGTCTGAGCGTCGTAGTAGCCAACCAAAGGTTTTCCCGGCGTCGTCTTGTCTGACAGCAGGTTGTAATCCGACCGAGACTTCATTTCCAGCGGCTGGTCAAAGTCGTTCACATCACGAATCCATGCTTGAGCAATGCGAACGGGTCTAGGGGCCGTTATTGTTGCGCCCACCGGCCCAATGGTAATGGGGTTGGTCGCCGCGACAAGGGTTGCGCTTATCTGCTTGTAGGCAAATATCTGATAGCCCGCGACATTCAATCCCTTAATGATTAGGTTTAGCGCAAACAAGCAGTTGGTATTATCTTCGGCTGTTGGAGACGCTCCAGCGCCAAGCCGCCCGCAGATTCGCATGGCCCCCGCAATAATGTCGGCAGTCGATACTGAGAATGTAGTTGTGTTTGTAGTAGCCATTATGAAACCTTCACGCCGCTTGCGATGATCGTAACGTTTAATCCTAATCCGCGAATTAAACCGCCCACTTCAACTACCATTCCAACCGCTTCGGGGCAAGTGTAAGTCTCGCCAGCCGCAATAGACCTTGCGCTAATAATGGTCGTGGTTGCGTTAGTCGGCCCGCCTAGCGGAACGATGTAGACAGTACACGCTACTGCGCCGACCGTCGTGTTACACAAATCCATCGACTGAACAATAGTCTGCTGTGCCGCCGTGTAGTAGGTAACGGCGGCGGCGGTCATTTGTGAACCGGAGATGATTTGAGATGGCGTTAGCATTATGTCACTTCGTAGAAAAAATTGACGCCATAAAAATTGCCGTCAATTATTGGGCTTGCCCCATCATATCGAACACAACTCATAACAGCCGATACATACCTGCCGGCTATGGCCAGAGTAGCACTGAAGTCTTGTCCAAAACACACCGGCTCATTTCTCGGCGTGACAGGCAAAGTAAACCGGAACGCACCAGACGCCGTTCCTATGGCAACAACTTGAAAAATCAACTCGCCCGTAACGGTGTTGTTGATACGTGACCATCGGGCAGTTGATACGGTAATGGTTGTAAACGCTCCCGCTGCGGCGGTGATGGTGGGCGTCCACGTTGCCCACGCCGCAGCCCCCGCTGGTGCTGCCCATGTTCCATTCCCGTGCCAAACCGTCGATGCAGATGCGCTCGTACCGCTGTTTAGATTTGCAACCGGAAGGTTTCCCGTAACGCCAGTCGTTAGTGGTAAGCCTGTGCAATTTGATAATAAGCCAGATGATGGGGTTCCCAGTGCGGGCGTTACTAGCGCAGGGCTAAGTATCGAGCCTGTAAATGTCCAATTTGTGCCATCGTATTGCGCCCTTACTCCACCCGTGCCAATGGCAAGGATAATATTGTTTGTTAAAGCGCCGCTTCCCGCAGCCTGCGCGCCAATGATGGTGTTCCCCGATCCGCTGGACACGCTTGAACCGGCAAGGTATCCAATAAGCGTATTGTTACTGCCGGTGTCTAAGCTTAAACCTGACTGCCTTCCCACTAGCGTAGACCCCGCAAATGTATTAGAGCCAAATATATCGCCCGGGCCAGCGAGGCTACCAACACCAGTATTATTTGCGCCGGTGCTACGAGAAATGGCGTTGCCGCCTATGGCAGTAACGCCAAGCGAAGATGTGACGGAGCCGCCAGCGCCCGCACCAAACGCAGTTATTGCTCCGGTGGTACAGGAGAATGCCGCTTGATACCCAAAGGCTGTTGCCAACGATCCCGTGTTGAATGGCAACGCATCAACACCTACGGCGGTACAGTTTGAGCCAATGGTTAAAACATTAAGTGCTTGAGTGCCAATTGCTATATTATTTGCCCCGGTTGTAATTGCGCCCCCCGCATTGACGCCAACCCCCGTATTGTTTGCTCCGGTACTAACCGCATCTAGCGTTTGGAAGCCGACCGCAGTATTCGATGTGCCGTTACAGAGAACAAGCGCGTTACTTCCGACGGCGGTGTTAAATGATGCCGTTGTCAATGTGTTAAGGTTATTGGTTCCGAAAGCAGAGTTATTTATTCCTGTCGTAGCATTCCGAAGCGAAAGCTCTCCGACCGCCGTGTTATTAGCGCCGGACAAGGTTAGGTTGCCTGCCCTGCTACCAAAAAAGGTGTTTGATGGAATACCGACCGGCCCCGCCGTTGCGCTGCCATTTACCGTAAATATTTGCGTTGCGTTGGCCCACGTCATGTTTGCGCTGCCAGTCAGCAAGTTTGCGCCATCCCCATAGCCCACGTGGGTTGCGGTTAAAGCCGCCGTTCCCACCGGAATCGTTACGGTAGTTGTTGTGCCTGCGCCAGTAGCGGTCACGCCACCGCCGACAAAATTTAACGTGGTGACAGCCGCGTTTAACGTAACGCCCTCATCTTGCGTAATAATGCCGCGCGCTCCCACCGTTGCCCTTCCGCTTCTCGGAAATGCAGCAAGCACATAAGCGTCAGTCGTGTCGTTAAAAACGCGCTCACGTACATTTTCATCAATGTATTCCCAAAGCCGATACACCCAATTGCGATATTGGGGATCGTCGGCTGACGTTTCTTGCGGCGGGGGAAGGTCAAGATTGCTCATGCGAGTGTGAAGTTTGCGTTAGCAGCAAAGGCGCGGGGGCTACCTACCACCCCGCGAATAACGGTGAACGTGTTGGTTGCCTTGTTTGTGACCTTTACAAGCTCTTGAAACGCGCCCTCGCCAATGTTGACGTAGTAGGGATAGGTTGTGGAGAACGCCGAGCCGTCAACGGTCGCAATGGATGTTGTCGTCGTTGTCAGTGTGCCGGGAACCGTTGTTGACGTAGTATCAAACGCCCTGCCCCTTGTCCACGGAGGCGGGCTTCCGTCCTTAACCGCCCTTACAAAGTCTTGCGGATGGCGCGGTTCCCAGCACTTATTACAAGTGTAGAGTCCGTTCCACTGCTTGCGTAATGCGGATGATTTGAACGTGGCTCCACACTGGTCGCAATTGACTTTCCACTGGCCTATGTCGTAGTTGCTCATTTATGGCCCGGTCTTAGGTCGTGTATTCGTACCACTCAATACCGGCGATCCACATATCTGTGGTCGGGTTTTGAGTAGCGAGGGTGTAATCGAGGAACAGCACAAGGCCCTCAAGTGGGGCCAAAACAACTTCGGTATCACCAAGCCACTCTGCGCGGTCGGCCATTTCATAGCCCGCAGCCGTAATGAGGCGTGGGGCAAACTCCTGTGAAATAATGGTTCCTGTTGGGCGTGTGGCCGTTAGTGTGGTGGCTGACCCGGTGCCGTCTGCCGAAGAATCTTGCAGCAGCGTGACGGACGCATTTGACGCGCCTGAGCCGCCGATTTTGTTCTTTGTCAGCTCCGTGCCATTGGTCGGCAATACCGTGACCTTCCAAAGCCGCATGATCGGGGGGGCGACGGTGACAGCCTTGATTACGGTTTGCATCAGGTCAACAAACACCTTGTTTACAACCAGCGTAATCGTTGATCCAGTCGCGTTGTGTATCGACAAGATGTTTTGGCCTACTGTTCCCGCCCTGCCGCGAGTGCGGAACGTTCCCGCGCGCCCCCTAAATATTTCACGGTTGTTCGGGCTAATCGCCACCACCAATGCGGGGTCTGTTGCGACCGCGCCCGTGTTTGCTGCCTTTACCGCCGCAATGTTGGTGCCGTCCGTGACGCGGATAAAAAACCCTGACGCCTGCACTGGCCCCGCAGTAATTGCGCTTACCGTGCCCACAGTTGCCAACGTTTGCGCAGCCGCCACGTTGACCGTGCCGATAACCTTAGTCGTCTCTGCTGCAAGAGTCGCTTGAACGGCAAACGTACCCACGTTGGTAACTGGGGTTGATGGCGCTGTGGCAAGAGAAACCGCCATCGTGCCAGTTCCAGCGTTTGCCGTTACCGTGCCTGATACCGGAACCGGAGTTGCGCGGAGTTGGGCGTCGGTTAATCCACCACCACCACCACCGCCAACAGGTGGGGCAATTTGCCCTAGCGAACTCAACCGAACCCCCACACGCGATATGCGCCCGTACCGTTTAGGGTAAGGTCGCCAAGAATAATCACCGCCGTCAACGTTTCCGTGGGCTTTAGTGTCAAGGTTGAACCCTTAATAACGACTGTGTAGGTATTTACCGACGAATCATTGGTGACGACAATCTTGCGCGGTCGCCACGGGAACACCACATTAACCGCCACTCCTGCCAGCGTTCCTTCGGCTGAGTAGATGTTGGCAATAACGAACGAATCCACCTGACAATTCCTTTATCTGCATCCAGCGGAAAACGTACCATTTGAATCGGGGGCGAGAAATGACAAATAGCTCCTTGTCATCCTCGCCCCGAATATCGTCAAGACGACGAATGTAGATCACGCGCCAACTGGATTGAGCACACCAGAACGATCAGCCGCGCCGGTAATCATGGCGAAGTTTTGAATGAACGACGCCTTTGACGACACGTTAGCCACCAGACCCGTTGCGCCGGAAAGCTGGCCGCAGTAGTTGTCTGCAATCATCGTGCCACCCATTAGGGTGCCCGTGTTGGACATAAGCAGGGGGTTCGAGGCGTCAGTATTTGGACGACACACGACGTTTCCGCGAATTAGCCCGTTGGTCAAGTTGTTTGCACCAGCAGCAATCAGACATGCGGTAGCAGCCAATAGCACGCTGTGCGTAACGAGGTTGTTGCTAACGTTCCAACGCGACGCATCCGAGGCGGTAACAATCGCCGTAGTAGCAGCCGTTGGGATAGCCATAATTCCGACAACCTTGTTATTGGTGAACGTCAGTCCGGACGAAATGCCCGCCGTGGTGCCGATGGTCAGCGCAGAAACAAAGTTCAGCGTGGTCGAGCCGTCGCGGAATTCGCATTCGTCAACAGTGAGGTCATTGGCAACTTGTGCGTTTGCAATCGACAAACATGCGGCGGTCGCAGCAAAGCCCGACAAAAACAGCAGGTTTTTAATCGACACGTTGGAAGCCGTTACCGTAATTGAAGCTGTGGCGGCGGTCGTTGACGTGAACGTTGGGCGAAGCGAGCCTGTCCCAAGACCGACAACCGCAACACCGGCTTTCGACAGCGCGATTGAACCGGCAGCAGTAAAGTTCTCGGCATGGCCGGGCTTCACGCAGATAACATCGCCGCGACCCGCTACGCAAGCCGCCAAAGCGCCCATAAGCGTACCGAACGGCTTGGTAAAGGTGCCCGGATTGCCGTCTGAACCACCAACAGCGTTGGGGCCAGCAACGGCAGAGTTGCTCAACCAAAATACGATGCCGGGGTTGGAAATGGTGATAGGGACGTTACGGATGGTAACGCCGCTGAGAAAAGCATTGGGGAAGCTACTTGGACCGGCCATTTGAATCTCCTATGTACGCAAATTGCGCCCCGAAGGGACAAGTCACAGTTGGATTACAGTTTGGTTGTTTCTTTGAAAACGCGAAGCGCCTCTTTTAGCATCTGACGTTCGGCGTCCATTTGCCTCGACTTGGCTTGCAGGTCAGACTGTTGTTGCAGCACATACGCCTCTGCATCACTGACATCAACAAGGCCAGATTCGGCCCGTTGACGCAGTATCAATACCGCTTCTTTTTCAGCGGTAAGTTCCCGTTTGAGAATGGCAATTTCGGCTTCTTTTTCGGCCAATGAATTAGCAACCACCATCTCCATTACTTCCATCTCCTGCACCGAACCAACAAACAGTCCGGCAACAGAGGAATCAATTACCGCCTCAACAGGAACAACGGGGGGAGTTTCACCCCCCACTTGTGAGGGCGTCATTAAGACGATCCGCTAGAGCCGTAGTAGCAACGTGGATCTGCAACCGCCACGCTAAACCGCTGTACCGCCGATGCGAGTGCGTTTTTCGTACCGAAGTCATTGTCCTTGTCGAACGTGACTGGCATACGGTCGTAGAACATGAATCCCGAACCTTGTGGAATGTTGTTCTTGATAAACCATGCGTTTGTGTCGGTAACGTAGTGGCTGACCATGTAACCGTCAGGCAACGAGTTGGTTGCGCGGATCGCGTTGATGGCGTTGTTTGCCGAGTCATTCTGCAACACGGACTTCAAGATGCGCGCAGCGTTGTACTCGTTTTGACGGCCAACAACCAACAGCTTTGGAATCACGCGAATTGGCTGACCCTTATCGTTGTTGAATCCGGCAATGGCAATCAGCGCATCCTCAAGCGAGGCTTCCGACAAATCAACGTCGGTTGCTGGTTTGTTTGCAAAGTTACCAGCGGACGACGGGTGCGACACCGAGAAAAATGCCGCGCCGTCACCAATGATCTGCAAACCCGTGCTGAAACCGTTGTTCAACACGTTGGCAACCACCGTCTCACGCGCTTGGGCGTGCGAGAAAGCAAGAGCCTTTGCGCGAGCCATCGAGACTTTCTCGTATTGGCCGTCTTGGATTTCTTCCATCGTTACGGCATAGCCAAGCCCGTAGGTAACGTGA